CCGGTTGCCGTAACCAGCAGCAGCTCACTGGAGGCGCTGAGGGTGCGGGCAATGGCCGGCGAGGTGGCGTCTACCTGCAGCACCGCGCTGGCCGATGGGATCCGGGCCGAGGTGGTGTTGGACAGCTTGATCGAAAGCCGCCGCTCCGCCGGAGTGCGAATGTCTACCAGCCGCCGCACATAGACGCGAGCGCCGATGGCCAGGGAAACGCCATTGCCGCCCACACCCACTGCTCCGCCGCTGGGGTCGGTGATCGCTGCAGAGATGTTGATCTGCGCCGGGGTGACGCTTGACCAGGCGCTGCTGGTCAGCGGCGCACGCCAGTCAGTGCCCTGCGGGTTCTCGACCCAGAGGTAGGAGTCGGATGGGAGGGAGTATCCGCTCCGGCCCAGCATGTCGGGCACCGTGGAGCTGGAGCCATAGGCTGCCAGCCCAGTGCTTAGGGTGACGCTGCTGGATGTGAAGGCGGCAACCGTCCCCAGGTAGAACCGCTGGATATTGCCCGTTTTGAACTCAGGACTTAGCGGCACCTTGATGGCGCTGATCTGCCAATTCCTGTCATTGGGAAACGCAGCATCGCGGTAACCCTTGGCCAGGCCAGCGCAACCACCAAAGCTGCTGTTGCCGCCATTGCTATCAATCTCGCCGCCAGTGTCAACAAAGCTCTGAGCACCTTCGCCAATGTCAAAGATGCTGACTTTCTGGACAAAGCCTTTGTTGATCGCGCCGATCCCAACGCTTCGTCGCGCTGGGTTCATGCGGATGTTGTCAGGTGCCTGGCTGATGTAGTCCTGGTAGTTTGAGACTGCAACCCAGTTACCACCAGAATACTTTTGCCAGCAGCGCATATCGCCCTGCTCGGAGATGGATTTCTGTAGGCTGACACCCGTGAAGTTGGCGCATACAAAACTCCTGAAACCGAGCACCTTGGACCCGTCGTTCCACAGGCGCCCAAGGCCGTAATTGGAGCGTATTGAGCACTGGAAGATGTAGAAGCTGGCTGAGGCCGTGCTGTCCCATGCCTCGGTCGGCGTGCCGCTGATCGGAGCGGCAATGGTGTACTCGGTGCCACGGGCCGCCAGCAGGGCCTGGCTCAGGTTGCCGCCGGATCCGCAGGCGGTGAAGACGTTGGCGTAGAAGGTGTCCAACTCAGCCTTGGTGGCGTGGCCAAACATGGCCAACAGGTGGTGCGACGATGCCAGTCCAAGTTTGTCCATGGCCGTGAGGCCATAGGCGTACCCTCCGCCGGTTGTCTTGAATATCTGGCGCCGCAACGCATAGGTGGCCACCCCGTTTAAGTAGGTGGGGGCCTCGTCAACGTCACCATTCGGCACCCAGTTGGGTCGCACGATGGTATGGCGAAGATCGCCAAACTCCGAAACGATGGAGGAGCCACGCGGGAGCATCACGCCGCCCTCGGTGGGATTGAAGCCGATCAGTTGCGCAGCGGTGGGCTCAAACCCATCAGTCCAAGTGCTGACAGCAGAGCCATCGGCGGCTGGGTTGTTATAGACGATGTGCAGGCCAGGGGCCAGCACGATGCACACGCAATCAACGTGCGCCAAGGGATCATTGATGTACCAGTTTTTGCTGGTGATGATCGCCGCTTCAATGATGGCGCGGTTGAACGTCTTGAATGGCGCGTGCCTGGTGTAGCCACAGGTGAGCCGCTGATCCTCCAGTCGTTTGAGCTTTTGCGCGACGACCTGTTCCGTGGTGCTGCCGCTGGCAGCTTCCTTAGTGTTGTACGAACCAGCGGCAAATGTATCTCTACCAGTGTATGGGTTGACGTAGAGAACAAAAGGCGCCGTCAACGGATCCGTAGATTCACTGCTGCCGAAAGCAATGTTGGCGTCCCCGATCAGTTGACGGAGGGCATCCGCCATCGCAGCCAGCTGGGGCTTGGCGCGAGCCTGCCCGCCGGGACCGAAGGCGTTGAGGATGCCGGCGGCGTCATTCGCAAGACTGATCCGGGTCATGTACTGCTGCTGCTGCCGTCAGGCTAGGGCTGGCTCATTGCTGCCAATGGATGTTGCCGATCAGCGATGACAAAGCGGACGTCGCCGATCGAAGCGAACTGGCCACGGATCTTTTTGGTTTCGCCGGCCTGGGTGGAGAGGCGCACGTTGGTCAGGAGGATGTCCAGCTCATAGAAGAGGCATTCCTCACGGATGAATCCGTGGCCGTTGGAATGGCCCCTGGGCCCGTCGGCCACCAGCAGGCGGATGGTGCCGGTGCCCCCCTTCTTGGTGAGCGTGTCGAGGCGGAGCATGGCGGAGCTGGGGCTGACGCCAGGGTGGTAGGTGTTGCTGATCTCTCCGGAGAAGCTCCCGGCACCGCGCACCTGGCCGGCGAGGACCGCCCCGAAGGCCTCGCCGATCGCCCCCTGGTCGAGGGCGGTGGTGTCGGTCTCCACCTCCCAGCTGGAGAGATCCGCCTGCCGCTTCCAGCCCCGCTCATCCGCCGCGGCCCCTGCATCCCGGAGCACCGGCGGCAGGGCCGGCACGATGTCCTCCAGCCCCGCCTCAGCCTCCTCAGGGCGGGGGATGGTGAGGGCCAGGGCCAGCAGGGCCTCGGCATAGCCGGCGCGATCGCTGGCCACGCTGAGGATGAGCCGATCGAATCCCACCAGGCGAAGGGGCAGACGGCTGAGCTCGCCGCCGTTCACCGCACCCACCTCAAGGCTGTAGAAGGTGGCGCGCTCCAGGGCATCCTGGTGGATGTAGACGGTGGCCTGCTGGCTCAGGCCGACGGTGCCGGGGTGGTCCCAGAAGGTGGCGTTGTCGTCTGCACCCCAAAAGGGCGCATCGGCGCCGATGCGGTGCAGGGTGGCCGGCCCACTGGAGGCGGCATCCCCCCAGAAGCTGTGGCCGTCGGGACAGTTGGCGTATCCGGTGCCGAGCACGTCGAACGGCAGGCCCAGGGGGGCGGTGAGGAGCACCTGGTCGCCGTTGAGAAAGCAGGGCTCCTCCAGCCGCAGCCGCACCACGCTGCCGGGGGCATCCAGCAGGGCATCGGTGAGCACCACCGGCCGCGGCCAGCTGCGGCTGAGGGTGAGGGTGCCGATCTCGCCGTCGATCGCCATGGCTCAGAACCGGCCGCTCATATCGCCTTGGACGGTGAGAGACATCGAGCAGGCAATGAGCTCCCGTACCCGCACCGGGGCGCCGAGGGAGGAGGAGATGACGTCCATGGTGAAGTCGCCGCGTGTGGAGCCGCGACGGGTGACGATCCGCAGGGTGTCGACGTCGTCGCTGTCGTCCCAGATGCTGTTCGCCATCGCGACCGCCGCCGAGTTCTCTGGGTCATAGAGGAAGGTGCAGCTGATTTGCGTTCTCCGCAGGCCCTTGCATGTGGTTTCTGCCACCTGACCCACTCCAGTTGTCGGAGGATCGTCCCTGCTGACCGATGGGGTCACGTCCGTGATCTTGCCCACCAGCGAGCCATTCCAGTACACGTCGCTCTGGGTGGTATTCCTGACGGCCATCCCTGATTCAGCTCATAGCCACACCAGGAGGCTAGGCAGGCGGATCGGGCCAGGGTCTAGGGGCTGTTCTGCAGCCGGGCCTGCAGCTGCACCGGCAGGGTGCAGCGGTGGCGGTAGGTGAGCGAGCTCCTGGGGGTGGGGGCGCCCTGGCCGAGGGGCCAGAACCAGCGCAGGCCGGCGCCGGTGGTGACCGATTCGACAAAGGCTTTGTAATCTGCCGTCACCCCCGCAAACAGGATGCTGGGCAGCTCCAGCTCCAGCAGGCCGGAGTAGCTCTGATGGAAAGTGCGGAGGATCTCCGTTGCCTGTGAGGTGCGGATGTTCCCGAACTCCAGCTCCAGAGCCCCGTTGACAGCCACCGTGCCCCACAGCCGCTGATCCTCGATCCCGGCCTCCGACACCGCGCTGGTAATCGGGTGGCGGGGCATCACGAACGCGAATCTGGTCGGCTCGATGCTGGGGAAGAGGATCGCCATCAGCCGCGGATCACCCAGGCGGTGGGCTCATCCCAGTTTAGGGAAAGCAGCAAGCGGCCATCGGCTGCGGTTGGCATCAACACAGCCTCGATCTTCTGGCGGCCGTCATCGGTGGGGGTGACGCGCATCACCCGGTAGGTGCGCACCTGGGGGGGGGCGGTGCGGGTCCAGGCGCTGCCCAGCAGGTTGCCCCTGGTGCCGCCGCCGCTGACCACCAGCGACTGGATCGTGGGGCCCGGCGGGGTGGTGCCATCCCAGGCCAGCACCTCGTAATTCCCATCCTCCAGCGGTTCGGAGGCCACCAGGGTGCCATCGGGCATCACGGCACCATTGCTGTAGAGGTCTTCGAGCGTCTCGTCGTAGGCCACGGCGATGTGGTCTTCCGGCGCGATCGGCCGCAGCATGCCGGCATAGGTGGTCTCAAAGCTGATCGGATCGCCCACCAGCCGGCGCCAGCGGATCAGGTGCTTGGCCGCATCGATCAAATGCCAGCGGTTGGTGCAGCTGGCCTTCATGTCCAGCTGTTCCACCGGATCGCTGTCGCTGGCCGAGGCCTCGCGGATCGTGATCTCCCGCACGGTCGAGAACACACCGGGAGAAAGCAGGTCGTTGTTGCTGCGCTCTTCCCGATACAGCCCGCTAACCTGGATCGGTCGGCGCTGGTCGTCGTCGCTGGTGGTGCTCTGGAAGGTTCCCGCTTTGATGTTGGCAGCGGTGAACAGGTCCACGATCGGCACCGGATTGAAGCTCAGCGCCGGCTTGAAATAGAACTGTCCATTGAGCTCATAGAAGGCCAGCAGATGCAGCCCCGCCTGATCGGCCGCCCACTGCCGCAGGTTTTCCGGCTGAGGCAGGGTGCCATCGAAGAAGTAGCGTCGGTCTAAACACCACTGCGCCGACGCCAGGAAGCTGTCGGCATTGATCTGCTCGGCGCTCACGTCCTGCCCGGCGCCAAAGACAGGGCTCAGCGCCAGCCGGGTGAAGATGTCTGGCAGCAGATGGGTCGGTCCTTGGTTGGCCTCGATGTAGCGGGAACAAATGTGGCCGCCAATCACCTGCGCTGAGAGCTGGTTGACGCTCTGAAGCTCCAGGGCTGAGCGGATGTTCATGCCCACCCCGGCAATGCCGTCGTAGGTGGGTGTGGTGGCGTTGGTCTGGATGATGTTGATGTAGGCGATTTCGTGCTCAGGCCGTTGGCTGGCCGTGCTCTGGATCTCCTCGTAAACAAACGCCTCCGCCACCTTCCCCCAGGGGTCGGTCATTGCCGTGCCATCGGTCCAGCCAAGGCCCAGATCCTGTTCAGGCTCAATCGACTTCAGAGCGAAGCGATCGGCCGTTCTGGTGAAGGGTGCCTCGCCGGCATAGCGAACGGTGCAGGTGCCATCCACCACGGTCTGCAGGGTGGCCGTGCGGCTATCGAGCACCACCAGCTGACCAGCAGCGGTGCCCGAGCGGATCTCCCAGCCAGAAAGCGGTTCGAGCCGTACCTGTGCGCAACGGCTGCCAGCAGGGAGTTCTAGCTGCAAGCTGTTGTACTGCGCCTGCTGGGTCAGCCCGCGCACGCCGTAGATGGAGGGCAGCTCCACAAATGTGGCGGCACCCTCGGGCCGGTAGCTGATACGGATGAAGCTGTAGCGCTCTTCTACGAAACTTCTGGCGCCACCCTGATAGACAGCGATCCCGATCTTGCTGCCTGACCCCAGCGTCTGCCCTTCTCGTTCACCGCCGGCCAGGCGGTTGATCTCGGTCAGCGTTGGCGCTTGCCTGAGGTTGGCAAAGCCGCTGCCTCGAATGCCCACCGTGCTGCGCAGACCGATCTCGATCACCCTGGCCGGCTTGTTCAGCGTAAAATCAGCCACTGCGCAGCGATGGAGATGCCCCCGGCTGGTGCCGCTGGAATAGCGGGGTCCAGGGTCAACGACAGATGAAGTCCAGTCCCAGTTATTGGACACATCCACTCGGGCCGGATAGGCCGTTGTTCCTGTCGTGGATGGATTGATCTCTCCTGCTGATGAGACAGTGACAACACCAGCTTTGATGACGCGAAAGCGTGCTGTGATCGACTGTCCATTGCCGACCGGTTGATTGTCGGCATCAGACGAGAATGTTTCGTCCGCGGGGATGCGTTGCTGCAATACTGCCAAGCAACTACCACATTTATAGATTTCACCCAGCACCAAACCATCATCGATCGATCGTTGACGACCACTAATTGTTGCGGCTACATCGGTGCCAGTTTCGACGTGAAAGGCATCGCCACTGCCAATGTCGGTGTTGTTGCTATCAAACCGTAGTTTAGTGTTGGCATCCGTGCTGTTAGAGAGCAGATAATCAAACGTCTCGCCAGCGCTGAGGGTGATGTTTCCCGGTGTGCTGCCACTGGATGTCGCCACGACGCCACAACGACCCGACCACATCAGGCGGCCCTTCCACACGGCGCCAAGGGCCACCGGATCGTCTGCCGGATCGATCTTCTGGGCACCACTGGTGCCCTGGGGCTTTGTGGCAAATTGCCTGGTGGGGCGCAACTGTGGGTTGGTCCGCAACCCCAGGCCATTGCCCATGGTGGCGTAGAGGCCACAGGTCGTGGAGTTGCTGGGCCGAGAGGCTGCACAGGCGTCGGGACGGATGACGCCGCCGGTGCTGCGCACCTGAAAGACATCAGCGCCACCAGCGTTTTCCAGATTGCCGATGTCGTTGGCCGCCAGCCGACCGGCGATGCGGTCGCTGGATCGAATCCGTCCCCCGTTCAGGCGGCTGTAGAGGGTGACGCGAGCCGCGGCATCATTGGCTTCAGCGCTGCCCAGGTCGTAGGAGAGCAAGAGGTTGTTGCCCAGCGCAAAACCGGCCGGATCAATCTCCGCCATTGGCCCTTCGCCGAGCACGTAGACGCCGCTGAACAGCTGCGAACCACCCAGGCTGGTCATCCGGGACCAGACCAGGCCAAGATCGACGCGGCAGCCGCCGTACCAACCCGCGGGCCTTCCGTTTCGGGCCGGCAGGTACTCCCGCCTGGCAAAGGTGATCGGAATCAGGCTGCCAAGCCTTGCTACCTCCTGCAGCGAATCGAAGCCAGGCCGGGGGGCGTAGCGGGCGCCATCAACGATGGTCTCGCCCTGTTGCTGGCTGCTGATGACCCGGCCGGGCTGCCCTTTGGGCGCCAGCAGGGCGGAAACGATGGTGTAACCGGCCGACAGGATGCTGATGGCCAGCGAGACCGCAGCCAGGGTGCCGGGATCGCAGGTGGCGATCGGTGGATTCCGCGTCAGCTCGAATGCCGCGGCCTGCTGACGTTCCAGCTGGTAGTGCAGCAGCTGGTCTTCGCTCCAGCCGAGCAGCTGCGCCAGGTAGGCATCACCTGGAAGGGGGCAGGGGTGTCGCGTCACAGGATCAAGATGGGCGCGGGAACGGTGACGGCTGACGGCAGGAAGCGAAACCAGCGGCGCACGCGGCAGGCGGCCAGCGGCCGCCAGTGCACGCCCTGCCCCTGACAAGTGGTGAGCACCCCTCCAGCCACGCACACCCCCAGGGCGATCGGGGCGCCGCCAGCCAGCAACGCCACATCCAGCGGCATGGCTCCGGGCACTGTGCTGCTGCCGGCGGCGAGCTCCTCGAGCAGCGGCTTCCAGCGGCCCCGGCCGGCGGCCTCATACCACTCGCGCTTGATCAGCGCCGGCCGGGGCGCGTCGTAGAGATCCAGCACGGCCATGGTGAGGCGCAGGCAGTCGGTGCCGCCATGGCGATCCGGATCCCCCCCCCACCGGTAGGGCAGCCCCAGATAGCGGGTCCAGGGTGCGGCCTGGTTGGCGTGCGGCATGGCCATCAGGTGAGGAAGATTTGGCCGGTGTCGGGCACCTGCCCCACCAGCGCCTCGGTCAGCCTTCGGCGCGGCGCATCGCCGCGGAGCGCATCCAGGGGAGAGGTGAGGGTGACGGTGATGATCTCCCGCCGCTCGATCGGGCCCAGCCGCCATAGGTGCCGCGAAAGCAGGCGCACGTCATTGCCGGCGACAACATCGCAGAGGACGACATCGGCGCGGATCTTCCACTGGTTGGCACGGGCCTCGGCTAGCACGTTCAGGGCCAGCTGGTTGCGGTTCAGTGCCAGCCGGCCCTGGGAGCGGTCACCGCCGCGGGCACCGGCCGAGTCTGAAATCCGAAAGGCCTGGAACACGTGGGAGCGGCCGTCATAGGTGCGGGTCTGGCCGGTGAACAGGTTCTGCCAGGCATAGCCAGGCACCGGCACACCAGCGGCCTGGAAGCTGATGTAGGCGCAGATGGCGATCATCAGCGCATCCCCAGCGAGCGTTGAATCGAGGGGTTGTTCCGCATGCCGTCGTAGGCCGAATCCCGGCCGGCCTGGGCAGCGGCCGCCGCGGCCTCCCGCACCTGATCAACGGTGGCGTACTCCACGCCGTTGATCACCTGGGTCTGCAGGTTGAGCCGCACCGAGGCGGAGCGGGGCATGGCGGCCGCCGATCCGCCGGGGGTGCCGGTGCTGCCGGGGGCGCCACCGGGGCCAGCCTTGAGGAAGGGGATCCCACCAGCAAAGCCGGCCGCCTTGAACGGCACCTCAAGGCTGTCACCATCGGCCACGGCAGCACCACCGCCTGGGGCCCGCTGGAAGGGCACGCCCAGGGCCTGGGTGAGGGCACGGTTGGAGTAAGCCCGGCCGCCGTCTTTGTTGAACCGCACGATCTCGGCGCCCTTTTCACCCACCAGGTAGTCGAGGCCGTACTTCATAGTTCCACCGCCGGCCAGGCCAGGGGTGAAGGCACTTGAGAAATCTGGGGTGCCGGTCAGGGCAGGGATGCCGAAGTCCAGGTTCATGGCACCGGAAAAGCCCCCAACACCACCAAGGAGCTTGCCCGCAATGGCGAAGGGGTTGGAGGCGAAGTTCATCGCCGCGGCCTCGGTGCCGCCGTTGCCGGCCAGAACAGTGCCGGCTCTCATCAGCTCGATAGCCGCGGCCGTAAGATCGGTTCCAGCCTTTTGCAACGCCAGCGCTTCTACATCCACCCCGGTTACGGTCTTGAAGATCCCTTTCTGCAGCTCTGCCAGCAGGGGATTCAGCAGGGCGTCCATGGTGGCCTGCATCAGCCCCTGGCCGGCCTGCGCCAGGGCACTGGACACCGCCTGCTTCACGTCACTGCCGTTCAACAGGGCCTGCATCGCGCCAGACAGGCTGCCGCTGATGCTGCCGCTCACCGCTGCGCTAGTCGCAACACCAAGGCGACCCTCGGGGGTCTTCATAACCTCGGCGGTAAGGCGAAGCTTCTCCTGCTCGTAACGAGACTGGGCCCGTTCCGCCAGCTGCTGCTCGGTGAGGTTTTCCTGCTCCAGCGATTGGGCATCACCGAGCGTCTTCCGATATTCCACGAAATCCTTAAGAGCCTGGGCAACTTCTCCCTGAATCCGAGTGTTGTCCTTCAGGGCCTGCTGCAATTCCTGCGCTTGGTTGGCAGTGCTAGTCACCGGCCCGCCGCTGCCGCCAACTGCAGCACCTGCTCCGCCCGGGCCGGCACCTTGTGCCTTGCGCAAGGCCTCAGCCGCAGGCACTGCGGCAGCCGCTGGGCGGCCTCCCGCCGCCATGCCCGCACGGATTGCCGCACCTGGGTTGAAGTTCAGCTGGCCCTGAGCGTTCCTCAGCTCGTAATGCAGATGGCTGTTGTTTCCGTCTGGTGTCACCCTTGCGATGAGCTGACCGGCCGCCACGCTCTGCCCCTCGGCAACCAGTGGATTCACATGGCCATAGGTGCCTTTTGACCCGTCCTGATACTTGATCACCACAGCACCACCAGCCTTGCCAAACCCCTTGGCGTAAGCCTGCTCAATCACTCCATTCATCCGCGCCGCCACCGGATCGTTGGGATCCGTTCCCAGATCCTGCCCGGCATGCAACCGGCCGCGGCCGTAGCCCACCCCCTCGTTCCAGTTCGGGCCGCCTTTTGTTCCGGGCAAAATGTTGGCCGTCGTCCCAGTCGGCGTTCCAGGCAGCCCCGGCACACTGCTGGCCCCGGCTAGCTGCGGGCTCAGGGCATCCCGCTTCTGGCTCAGCCCCAGCCGGCCAAGATCCGCAACCAGCCGGGCTTTTTCGATCGCCAGGGTCACCTGCTGCCCCCGCAGCTTCAGCTCCTCGATCCGCTTCTCGCTGTTCTCCCGCATGTGCTGCACTTCCAGCTGCCTCTGCTGCAGCGCATGCTCACGGGTCATCTGCGCGTCCCGAGCGTCATAAAGCCGCTTCTGCACCTCGGCCGCGGTCTCCATTCCCGTCACGCCGGCCGCGGCCGCAGCGATCTGGGCCTCGATCACCGACGCCGTGCCGCCACCATTGCGGGCCCGCTCCTGCGCCGCCTGTACCTCCTCGAGCCGCTGCGCCGCCTGCAATTCAGCCTTGGCACGGGTGGCGGCCAGGTCGGCCCGGGCCTTCTCCAGCCGGCCCTGCTGTTCCTGGAGATTGAGCTGGCGGTTGATCTCTTCGGTTTGCGCCTCCAGCCGCTGCTTCTTCTCGTTCTGGATGTTGGTGGCCCGGGTGAGCTCGTTGGTGATCTTCTGCTCTGCGGCGCTGATCTGTGCCATCAGGGCCTGCTGCTCCCTGGTGTACTGCGCCGACTGGCCCTGGATGTCGAGATGCTGCTCCTGCAGCCCCAGGCGCTGCGCCTCCAGGCCGTTGATGGTGCCCAGTTGGGCCTCGGCCTGGAAGGCCAGGCGCAGGGCCTCCCTGGAGCCGTTCAGCTTGGCGTTGTTGCGGGTCTGCTCTGCCGCCAGCACGTTCAGCTCCCTGGTGGCCGTCAGGTACTCCGCGCTGCCGGGCGTCGTGTTGCCGCGGACCTTCAACACCGCCTGAGTGGCGTTGCTCACCTTGACCTGCTCAGCCTGGGCCTCGGCCACCTGGATCTTCAGCTGCTCCTGCTGGATCTTGATCTGGGTCTGCTGGATCGCCATCTGCCGCTGCTGCAGATCCCGCTCCGTCTGGAGGATCCCTCGCCGCTCTGCGATCGCCTCCTTCTCCTGAGAGAGCTTGAGGTCGGCGAGACGGGCCTCAGCAGCAGCTCGCGCTTCAGGGGAGGCGGCCACCTGCACCCCCAGCTCATAGCTGCGGCCCACCAGGGCCCGGCGGGCGTTGCCCACGGCGGCCATCGCTTCGGCGATTTCCCTCTGCTTGTTCATCAGGGTCACGCCCTGCTCCAGCGCCTTGATCTCGTTCTGGTAGGCCTTCTGCTTAATCTCCGACCAGACCTTGGAGATGTTCAGGGCGCGCTCGGCACCGGTGCCCAGCCGGTTGTTCATCTCCTCGATCTGGTTGACGATGTTCGGCGGCAGCTTGAGGCTGCGCAGCTGCACCTCATCGGTGAGACCTGTTTGGACCTTGTAGCGGTCCCGAATGTCGTTTTCAG